CCCCAACACATACAAGTTTCTTGCATGTCCTTGTTACGGTTAACCATCATCTTTGGATACCGCTCGCACAACAGTTTGTCTAGTTCTTGTTTCATTTTATCTCATCCGATGTTTCAATAAAGTCGTTAATAATTAAATTCAATGCTTCGATCCTACGTATGTTACCGCTTACGTCTTCGGGGTGCAACCAGTACCCATCCGGATTGTCTTCCGTCTTGGGATTCTTCTTCCACTTGGCCAATTCACTTTTAAGATTAGCACGATAGTCTTTTAAATTCATGCTGGTAATACGATCCGCAGTTTCACCGTCGATCCATTGATACTTCTTGTGTTTCTCTTTAGTCATAGTCTACTCCTGGCATTTTCTTTTTACCTTCCCAATGATCCCGAGTTACACATAGTCCTTTATGCCTAACATGAAATGGATGATCTAAATTTGGTAATTGTACACGTACTGCTTCGCACGACTTCCTAGATTCAAATTTTATAGCATCTTTACCGATGAAGTCCCCAGCTGGGCTATACATAGCAACAATTAAAATCCAACTGTATGTCATTGTGCCGCCTTTACAAAGTTTAGTCTAGTAACATCGTTTTGATGCTTCCAGTGTTTATTATGATCTTTAACTTTGGCTTTAACAATAACACATGGACCTAAATCCAAATTAGTCTTGTTCAACCAAGATACCATCTTATTGTTAATAATAGCATCAATATTGTAACCTTCAAAGTTTTTTGACTTAATTGACGCAATGATTTCTGCATCTAAGTCTTTAATGCTACTACCAATATCTGCTAGATATCCCTCGTCGACCTGCCGTGCGGCTTTCTTAATTTTGTTTTGGATTTGGTCTCTAGCACATACACTAGGTAGACATGCTACATAGCCAATTTGGTTTGACTTAACTGCCTCATTAGACAGGATCGAATTGATCGTAGTTAAGAAGTCATTGTCTCCTTCAATAGCTGAAAACAATAGTCGCTTGTAGTACAATCTAATACTGTCAGCTTGAGCCGTATCCTCAGGCAATACTCGCAAGGGCATTGGGGCATCTTTTGGATCACTAGTCCAATAAGCAGGATCTAGTGTACACAGCATCTGTATCTTATTAGTATGTTTGAGATACATGAACGCACCATCTTCTGAATACACCGGCGCATCCTCTTTAATATAAGAGCCATTGATCCGCTGAGCCGCACATGCTAGCTCTAAAACTTGTTGGGTGGGGAACGCTCTAACGGACATGTCGCTCTCTGTGTATGAGTTAATATACTTTGTATTTTACAGGAAAACTACATCTGTGTCAATCTTTTTCAACCGTATGTAGATCTTTTTGGTTAACTTTCTAATTATTGGGTTGGAGGTATTTGAAAACTCTCCAACATACATGCCCAAACAAGGACTAACAAATTGTTTGTTTAATTTGAAACGGCTAAGTGTATCTATGTTGTGTAAGTATCTAAGTGCTCTAGTCCTGCCCAAACTACGCACTAGTTCAGTTGCAATACTAATTGAGTAAGCATCTACTTCGTCTGGGTCGGCCAAATACTCTTTATGTCCAGATCCGCGTTCGGGTCCAACTTTAAATTTTCGTTTTCGATACTGTCGTTGATGGCGCAGTTCATGTACTACTGTATCAAAGATTTGAGTCAGTATTAACGTAGAATGGGTCGGATACCAAATTAAGTCTTTTGGAAAGTTATGGGTTATAATAAGTTCGATTGCACATTCGTTTTCTTGATCGTCTTCCGGATCGTAATACCCATTAACATACACACAGTCTTCATTGAGAGTCTTATCTCTGATTGTAGATAATTTTATAGCAATGTCGCTTAATTTAAACTCTCGCCGAACCTGAGTCATTAGTTTCGGAAAACTTAGGCCCTGCTTTGTGCTTGACCTTACTTTATTACAAATAGCACAAACGGTTTCCATTATTGAGTTCATAATCTATATGTTATTCTACCTTTAGACAGATCATAAGCACTAACTTCGATCTTTACTGAATCACCTTGTATAATCCTAATCTTGTGTTGCTTTAATTTACCACCCATGTAACACAAAAGTAAGTTTGGCATATTTTCTACCTTAACTCTAAACATGTTAGCAGGCAGTACTTCATCAACTACCCCTGTTAGTTCTAGTATGTTGTCTTTATTACTCATAGCTTTTTAATAATAATAGCACCATCCTCAATTTCTATGTTGAGAGTATCGCCTTCTTGCCATCCAGTGTGTTCAATAATCTCTGGGGGTATCTTCATAATAACATTATCTGGATCTCCAGGTATGTCTTCAAAAATATCGTCTACTTTAAATGTTAGTTTTTCCATACTATTATTTAATCTGTTATTCATCATTATTCCACGGAACCGGTCGCCAGCCTAATCGATTTAAATCCAATTCAATTTCTTCAGTTACGGTGCCTTCTGGTACGTAATTTTTATCCCCATCGAAATCTCCATTACCTAAACCTTCGTTGCCAATACCGCTACAATACCAATTGATGTAGTCGCCTTCTTCCCGCATATCAGCAACAATGCCGCCACTATGGCGCCAACTGGCTGACCAAGTTTCGCCCTTCATCTCCTGCCAAAACTCTCTGCTTTGCCAAGTCATGTTGCACATGGCTGCATACAAGTTTTGGGCATAGGTATCACTGGCTTTGACTTTGTCGCAAAGTTCTTTACTACTACGGAGATCGTATTCCATGTTGTTCTTTTGCCAAGCAGGATCGTGGATCTTGTTAGCATCGTCGATCCGGATCTGATCCCACCAGTCGATGTATGCTTGGTTGGGCTCTTCGCCTGCTTCTTCTGCCCGTCTGATGGCACCTTCTTTTTGAAAGGTGTGTCGTTCAGGACTGCTTGCTACTTTTTTCATTTGTGTAGTCTGTTGTTAAAATGGTGTAGACGGCAGGATTCGAACCTGCAAAGCCACCCTAAGGGCTAGGCCCATTCCCTCCGTTCAGCTGGGGGTCAGCTTACTAGGAGGAGGTATACCATGTTCCACTCACGTCTACCAATTAATTATACGCTTAAATGTAAATACTGTCAATGCAATTTTCAACCATTCCCTTTAATAGTATAGTCCAATTTGGACAGCAAACAATGTTAGATCGTCCCTTATTTAATGTAAGTTGGATATTGGGTAGATTTTGTAATTACAAATGTAGTTATTGTTGGCCTTATGCACGAAGTGATCAGTTAGACTTTCAAAGCCTTGAAACTTACAAAAACACTATAGATGAAATAAAACGACAGGCTAGACAAAACGGATTCACCGAATTTCATTGGAGTTTTAGTGGAGGCGAACCCACTGCTTATAAACAGTTACTAGATTTGGTAAAACACTTAGACGAGTTGGAAAGTACTTACCAAAGTATTCACATGACTACTAATCTAAGTCCAGGAAGTAAATGGTGGAACACTTGGTGTAAGAACACAGAGTTATTACAACGCCGTAGTATTACAGCCAGCTTTCATGCAGAGTTTGCTAAAGAACAAGAGTTCGGCGACAAGTGTTTACAATTAATGCACGAGCTTGTTCATGTTACAGTTAATCAAGTAATGGTCCCGGAAAAGTTTTTTGAAACACTAGAACGCTGTGAGAGATTGCGTAAGCGTGGAATTAATGTAACTCTTAAACCGCAAAGCAATGATACTGCTACTGCTATAGTAGACGGATATACTCCTGAGATGGTTAAGATCATGCAAGATAATTTTGAACAAACGGTCAACGGTGAAGACGTGTTTCAGATTCGACTAACCGACGGAATTGACAACTATTACATTGATCAAGCAGAACGTTTTAATTCGTTAAGTTTTAATAAATTCACCAATTGGACTTGTAATAGTGGGTATCAAAGTGTTATAATAAGAGGAACTGAAGTTAAACGGGCGTACAGTTGTCACGAAGATCCATTAGGTACATTGGATGGCTTTAAATTATTTAAGGAACCTAAACGCTGTATTACACCTAGTTGTGTTAGCTCAGCAGATAGCAAGATACCAAAATGCAAATAGATCTAGAACATTTACACTATTGGATGCAGGCCATTAGGCAAAGCCCCGACCCCATGCGTACTATGGATGCATTCTGGAGCGGCCAGCTTAAAAGTAAAGAGTGGCTTATTTCCAACTTAGGCAAACATGTTCACAAAGAGTCCAGTATAGAGATACACGGCGGCTGGATAGGTGTGCTGGCTAGTATGCTGTTTCAAAGCGGCATTCCTATCAAACGCATTCACAGTCTTGACATTGATCCTGCCTGCGAACCTATTGCTACTATGATGAACAAAGGCGAAGAGATGCAGGGCAGGTTTCAAGCCAGCACCGGTGACATGTGCAATCTAATATCGTTTGTGGATGTTGTGATCAACACTAGTTGCGAGCATATAACACAAGAACAATACGAGACGTGGATTAGTAAACGTACTAAGGACCAGATTTTAGTGTTACAAAGTAATAACTATATCATAGACGAACATATTCGCCCAGCCGCCAGTTTAAAAGAATTTAAAAAACAAAGTCATATTGATGTTTTATGGGCAGGTGAACTAATATTACCGTTGTATACCCGTTGGATGATAATAGGCAAACAGTAATGTTTAAATTTAATCAATTAAAAAATATACATCTTGAAATAAGTAATAACTGTCAAGCAAGTTGTCCTATGTGTACACGTAATATTCATGGTGGGCTTGAGAATCCGTTGTTAAAGATTGGCAATTGGTCATTGGATCGATATAAAACTATTATCAACGAAGAAGTTTTAACTCAAGTTAGTTTGTTATACTTTTGTGGTAACTACGGAGACCCGTTATTAAATCCCAATCTAATCGATATGATTAGATACTCTGTAGAAATCAATCCTAACTTAGCAATACGGATTCATACAAATGGTAGCCTTCGTAGTACAACATGGTGGAAAGAATTGTATCATGTGTTGCCTGTAGATCATAGTGTAGTTTTCGCCATTGATGGATTAGAGGATACACACTCATTGTATCGAATTGGTACAGACTTTAACAAAATTATAGAAAACGCCACTGCATTTATACAAGAAGGCGGCAATGCAGAATGGGCTTACATACGATTTAAACATAACGAACACCAAGTAGACATTGCTAGGAAAATGGCTACTGATCTTAAATTTAAAGAATTTGTTATGAAGGATAGTTCTAGATGGTTGCTAGATACAAAGTTTCCTGTATTTGATAAAAAAGGCGATACAATTTATCACCTGGAACCGAGTCAATATTCACAGTTGAAATTTATTGACAAGAAGATATTAGACAACTATAAATCCATTTTAGCAAAAACTGAAATTAATTGTCATTCATTAAACTCAAAAGAAATTTATATTGATGCACAAGGTCATGTGTTTCCGTGTTGTTGGTTAGCTATGGTTCCTTATCAACCAGAAGATCAAGAAACAGAAGTGCTACCTGTTAGAAGAGAAATATTACAACAATATTATCAATTGGTAGAATCTCTTGGTGGTATATCTGCATTAGACGGTGAGCAAAGATCAGTCAAAGAAATTATTAATTCTGAATCGTATCAAACAGTGTGGGACGATTACTGGCACAGCAATAAACTAATTACCTGCGCTAGATCTTGCGGAGTAATGTCAGACCTATTTTCTACTCCTAACGATCAATTTATTTCAAGAGAAAATTTAAAAGATGAATAAGGTGTTTTGGTTACAACCTGAAGATACTCGTATTGGTAAGGGTCAGCGTCTTATTAAAGATCTAACAGGAAGCTATAGTTTCTGTGCGTTGCCTTGGATACACATGGCTACAAGACCTAACGGCGATGCTAGGGTATGTTGTGTAGCTAATGCTAGTGGTGCGCATACAGGAGATCACGGAGTTGGTCTTGTGAAAAAAGAAAATGGCGAGCCTGCCAACTTTGGAAGAGATACTCCGCTTTCAGCTTTCAATAACGACTATATGAAATCTATGCGTCTTACAATGTTAGAAGGAAACGTTCCTGCTAGCTGTACAAAATGCTTTGAGGAAGAAACTAACGGAGTTGTAAGTAAACGCTTGTGGGAAATGTATGAGTGGGATCGCGATGGACTTGATTTTAATAAACTTATCAGCGACACTGATAGTACCGGTGCTGTTCCTCCTGTTATACGATACTTGGATTTAAGATTAGGTCACACTTGCAATCTAAAATGCGTTATGTGT